AAACATTGCTTTTAATTGTTCTTTTCTTTTTGCTGTAGTGTACCATCCAACATGATTAGGCCCTATTTCATTGTTCTCAATGTCTTCACTGGTAAAGCGTCCTAGTTTCTGCATTAGTACCTTAACATGGTTAACAGTTTCTAAGTCAACATCTAAATAGTTCAGTAGCTTTCTTTTTGCGTGTAGTACTGTTGCATGATCGCGGTTAACCTCTTTGCCTATTCTCTTTAACCTGTACCCACAATAAGCTTTAGACGCTAAAAAACAATAGTAATGTCTAGCTTCTGTAAGTTCTGCTTTTCTTCCTACTCCTTTTACTTGTTCAACATCAACACCAAAGTGAGTACAAACTACTTGTAAGATACGGTCTAGCCCTATTTTGCTAACTACGTCTAGACCTAAGTAAGTGGTTTCTTTTATTATTCTTTTTTCAATCATTGGTAATAAATTTTAAAGTTAATATACAAAAGGTTAGCTTTTCTATTTCAACGTGTAAACTTCTGCTTTGGCACATTGTTAAGTTTTCATTGCTTAGTTCTTCCTTTGCTGCTTTCAGGTCCAGCTCGTGCTTTACTAGTGAAAGGTGTAATTTGTCGATCATGTTCAGTTTTTGGTTCATGGTTTTAGTTTCTATTAATTAATACTCTTCCAGATCTACCTATATTATTAAACGACTCAACTAGCTTCACGACAGACATTGTTCCACCTACAGTTAAGAAAGCGACTCCAAAACCTTTCCCAATTACATTATCTTTTGCAATAGCAATTATAGATGTTCCAAGGATTGAAAAGGTTGTTGCGTATAACAGTCCATCGATTCGGTTTTGTCTTGCTTCTAGTAGTAATAAACCTGAAGCGCGTTGATTCGCTTTGATTACGTTGATTTGTTCTTGTACGTCTACTAATACAACGCTTTGTGTTTGACCGCTTACACTTAGTGTCAATGCGGTAAATAATGTGATTAGTGTTTTTTTCATTGTTTTTAGTTTTTAATTAATACGCAAGTTTAAATTCTCTACTATTTCACAGCCTTCAATACTTTCACCAGCTTGAATAGCTTCTTTAATAGCTTCTTTATTTGCTTGTTCAGTTACCTTTATAACTTTTAACTCTTTAGGTAAGCTATTTACATCTTCTACCGATACGCTGCTACTCTTTCTAGTTCCAAACTTAGTAAGCCCTACTTCAAAGTTTCCGTACAATTTAACAGCGTCTAACAATCTATTCTTTAAGTTCTTTACAAGTGTATCGTTTGACTTTTTTACTGCCTGTAGTCGCTTAATTTCATCGTTTACCCTAACGTTTAAAGCTTCTTTACTCCCTATAAACTCCAGGTAAGCGATTGACTTGTTTTGTAGTTCTTTTTCGTTGATAGTTAGCTGTTCTTCTAGTTCTGGTGTTAGTTCTCCGTCTAGTTCTTCTACTTGACTAATGATAGTTAAGTACTCGTTTTCAATGTGGTATAGTGATTTTTTCATGATTTATTTTGATTTATTAAATTTATTCATGTGTTGTAAATAAGCTTTGTTCGCTTTGTACATCGCTTCAATTCGTGCGAAATCTTCCGTGTCGCGTTCGGTATCGAATACGGTATCGGATTTGAAAAACTCGTTCCATTCTTTAACCGTTTTAGTTTTACATCCGATTTGGATCGAGTCGTTAACGATTGATGTTGACCATTTGCAATATAAAGGTAGGTTAGCGCCTTCTAGGTCAGCGCCTTCTAGGTCAGCGCCTCTTAGGTTAGCGTCTATTAGGTTAGCGCCTCTTAGGTCAGCGTCTCTTAGGTTAGCGCCTATTAGGTTAGCGCCTCTTAGGTCAGCGTCTCTTAGGTTTTCCGTTTCTGTCGTGTGGATCACACTTCCGTAAATGTTGTAGATTTTCATAGGGTTTAGTTTAAAGTTCTTAATACAAATATCGCTGCTAAAACAAGAAGCGGTGATGTTATTGATTCGATCATAATTTATTTAGTTTGGTTTGTTTTTACTCCTGTATTCTTGTTATAGTTATCCATAACAATAAGTCTCTCGGTGTTTGTTAGGTTGTCAAAAATATCAATACATTTTTGTAGTTCTGTTTTCATTTCGTTTGCGTTTTTCATAGTGATTAGTTTTTTATAAAGATAATACTTTTATTTTGATATAACCTAGTTTTGAGTAAATAAAAGATAAAAAAAATGTCCGAACCTAAATCCGAACATCTTAAAACTATGAAAAAACCAAAAAACCCTTGGTAAATATAAGCAATTCTTAGAAACTAGCTACACGATGTCCGGTTTTCTTTAAAATAAAATCGGCTGCGTATCGTAACGGATCGATTCGATGATTCCAATCGTCAATCGCTAACTTCGTTTTCTTATCTGAATACGCATAGTTGTTCAATTCTTTTACAATCTCAGTCGATTCCGGATCGATTATTAATTCATATTCGAGTAGTAATTTAATACCAGCCGCTATCGAACCTGGACCCTTTTCGGCACCTCTAATATTGACACCGCTTCGTCTAATGTCGTTAATCAATCTTGGTTCCGCTGAATCCGCAATGATTAAAGTACGCCCACAATGGAGCTTATTTAGCTCGACTATTTCTTCGGTCGTGTGTTTGTTACCTGAATAGCATTCTTTTACGTAGATTAACTTTCGTTTTTTATCTACACTAATTTGTATTAACGTTGTCGGGTCCGGATAAAATCCGTAATCCTGTCCGAATATAGTTTGTCCAGTATCAACGAACGCACCTAGTCGCCAATTCTCAAAGATAACGCCTTCGGATTTTTCTAGCCAGCCGCCTAAGATTTGATGATTATATTTTTTCGGGTGCTGCGTTTTGATTTGCTCGACACGTTTTAAAAACGATTCATCAAGATTATCTATATTATCTAGGTAAGTTGTATGTATATACGTTACATCATCCTTAACACCGTTGAAACCTGGAGCGACGCCCGCTAATTCGAAGAAGCGTTTGTATATCCAATGTTCTTTCGTGGCCGGATTCAATATAATAATAACACGATTTTGAACGCCTTTGGTCCGAATACTAAGATCAATCTTATCGAACAAGGATTCGTCGTGAAGTTCTTCGGCTTCGTCAAGCACCCAGGTCGTAATTCCTTGCAATGATTTTAAATTCGCAGTTTGTTCGCCCGATCCCGTTTTGATTCCTTTAAAAATTACAGTGGACCCGTTCGCAGTGTTTTCGATTTCGGATTGTTTTACATCGAAATAATCATTTGCGTTTAGTACGTCGATCTTTTCCGTAAATTCAGGAATAATCGAAATCCTTGCGGATGTCATTGTGTACCGTGTGAATAGAATCCGTTGCTTTTCCTGAAAGGTTAGCTGCGTGTTGAATAGGTTTACACTAAAAGACTTACCACTACCGCGACCCCCAGTGCAAACAAAGTAACGAGTGTTTGAAGTCCATAGCGGTTTGAACTTATCATTTATCTTTATCGGTGTCGGTTGTGAACTCAATTGGGCTGATGTTTATGGTTTTTCCGTTTGACGTATGGTCAACGTGTTGCATCGATAATGCTTTACGCTCATCGTTAGATGATAGTAGTTTATACAACGCAATTAATTCGGCTGCCTTGTCGCCGTTACGCAGCTTCTCGCGTATTTCTGACTTGATTGTTATTCGATTATCCTCTAAGGCTTCTTTTATAGCGTCCAATTCATCCGAGCCATCAGGGTAAAAACTGTAAAAAGTTGATTTACTAATTCCAATCATTACAGGAACTTCCTCCACTAAATACAAAGCTTTATCTTTAACCGCTTTTAAAGCTTGTTTGAACTTCTTTGCTTTATCGTATCCCATTATAAATCCGGTATTATTTTAACTAAATCTTCGTGCCGCATCGTTGCGAACGTTTTCTTTTCCACGTTCTTAATCGTGTGAAACCATTTTCGGCCCTCTCTAAATGTCGCATTCAATTTGAACTTAACATTCTTATGAACGAACGTTAAAAAATCTTCGTCGTATGTTTTATGAAGTACGGCCATGTTATAAAGATACTAAAAATTCCTGTAAATCGGATAACGAACGAACTAAAACATATTCGTTTCCGCATTGGTTCACATGGTCTTCAAACTTTTTTTGATTCGGACTTTGTATTCCGGTCGGTGTTTTAACCTCAACGAAATACGTTTTACCCTTCCAGCTTAAAACTAAATCGGAACAACCAGGATAAACCCCTATCGAAATTAAACGGTGTTGATTCTCATTCGGTACGTGAAAGATCCATTCCCGATTCGGGTTTGATGGTAGACAATAATTATTCCAAAACCATTTAAACATTTCTTGTTGTATTCTAGACTCGGTTTTTTTCATAGTCGATTATCATTTGTTTTACTTGGTTTATTTCGGTGGTCGGGTTATGATGTTCGCTGTGACAATTCGCACAAAGTAATTCACATTTTAAAAATTCCTTATGTAATTTCTTCATCGGTTTACCAGCTAAATTACGTTGATTCAACGTGAACAATTTCAACCCTGGTTTTACG